GCGCATGTCCTATGCCGAGGCAGCCCGCGCCTATATCAAAAAGGAGGAAAACTGATGTCCGTTACCCTTTCCGAAAACATGATCATTCCCGAGGTCGTATCCGCCCTGATCGATGCCAACCTCGGCGATAACATCTCCCTGCTGCCCCTGGCCGAGCAGGATGACACCCTCGTCGGTCAGCCCGGCGATACGCTCCGCTTCCCCGTCTTCGCCTATATCGGCAAGGCCTCCGTGATCGCCGAAAACGGTCAGGTCATCCCCGGCCGTCTCTGCGCCTCTGCCCGCAGTGTCACCGTACAGAAGTATGCTAAGGCCATTTCCGTTACCGATGAGGCCCGTCTGTCCGGCTACGGCGATCCTGTCGGCGAGGGCAGCCGTCAATTGGCCCACTCCCTCGACCATGCCGTCGATGACGATCTCTTTGCCTGCCTTTCCGATGTCGGTGTCGCCCGCAAGTTCGTGTCCGGCGCCCTCACGGCGGATGCCGTAGCCGATGCTCTCACGCTCTTCGGTGAGGACAGTGACGGCGCCAAGGTCCTGCTCTGCGATGCCGAGGGTCTCGCTTCCCTGCGCAAGGATCCCGATTTCGTCGGCCGCGGCGATATGGGCGAGCAGCTCGTCATGCACGGCGCCAAAGGTGAGGTCTGGGGCTGTGAGATCGTTGTTACCAACAAGGTCAAGGCCGATCCCGTGACAGGCGAAAAGAACTTCTACATCGTCAAGCCCGGTGCCCTCCGTCTTGTCAACAAGCAGGGCGCCCTTGTCGAGATCCAGCGTGAGGCCGAGTTCATGCGCGACAACATCTTCGCCTCTCTGCACTGCGCCCCCTACCTGTACGATGCCGGCAAGGTCGTTGCCATCACCCGCTTCATTGCTCTGCAGTCCCTCACGGACAGGGCCGCCGCACTCGGCTTTGCCGCAAAGAACGGCGATAACGGCTGCACCGTCACCCTGCCCGATCACTGGCATGCTCCCGCCGGCTGCAAGTGGGTCTATACCGTCAATGACTCCGCTGCCGATGAGGGTACCTTCGGCACTGCCTTTCAGGGTGCCGATCTCACTGCCGCGCCCTTCAACGCGAACGGCAAGCACTACGTCCATCTCCTGCTGCTGGATGCCGCCCTTACGCCTGTCAAAACGCTCACACTGTCCGTTGAATAAGGAGGTATCATGACCGCAACCGAACTTCTTTCCCGCCTGCGCAGAAGGCTCGGCATTGCCGATGACAGTCAGGATGATCTGCTCATGGATCTCTTGGCCGATGCCAATGCCATGATCCTGACCTATATCCGCCGCGATCTTTTGCCCGCGGCCCTGTATCCCGCGCAGTGTCAGCTTGCCGTGATCCTCTATAACCGCATCGGCACCGAGGGTGAGTCCTCCCGTACCGAGGGCGGCGTCACCCGTGTCATGTCCCCCTGCCTGCGGAGCTGCTTGCCCAGCTCAATGCCTTCCGCACGGCAGGCGCCGTAAAGCTGTGAGGTTCCCGCTCCGTTTCCGCCGCCTTTGCTTCGTCGCTTCTCCGGCGGCGCCAAAGGGCACCCACGGCGGCGTCACCGCCTCCTTCGGGGATAAAACCTCCTTCTTCGCCATCGTTCAGCCCATCCGTGAGGATCGTGACGCGGCTCTTCCCGGCAGCCTGCTTACGGCCCGCGTCCGCCTTTTCCTGCCGGCCGGCATCCGTATCGCCGCCGGCGATGCCCTGTGGGTCGATCACTTTGCCTCCCGCCCGCACTACCGCGTCACCGCCACCTACACCTATCCCTCCCACATCATCGCCGAGGCCGAAAGGAGGAACACCTGACACTTTCGCAATATAAGGCGCAGCTTGCCGCCCGCATCGCAAACGCCCTGTCTGCCTCCGCCGATGCCGCCCTGGCCGCCTCCCGCACGCTCTGTCCCGTCGGGGACGGCCGTCACGGCGGTCATCTCCGTGATACGCTCACCGTCCAAAGCGAATGGCAGGGCACGCACGGAGCATTCAGCCTTTCGGCCTCAGGCGGACACGCCGCTTATGTCGAGCTCGGCACCTCCCGCATGTCCGCCCGTCCCTATCTTCGCCCCGCCTGCCGCCTTGGCTGTCAGGCGTTCGGCGATGCCCTGAAAGAAAGGTGATCATGGATCTTACCGCGTCCCTTTATTCCCTTTTGCTCACGCTCACGTCCGATGTTTATTATCAGTTCCCCGATGCCCCGGCCCGATTCCCCTGCATCGTTTTTCATCTGAGCGCAAGCGCCGAGCACGCCCGCTGCGGCGGCGCAGCCTGCCTGTTCGAGCATGAGTACACCGTTGATGTGTACGATGCTTCACCCGAGCATCTGCATACGCTGTCCGCCTCCGCGGATGAACTGCTCCGCGGGGCGGGTCTTCGCCGCACCGCGTCTGCCGATCTCTATGACACCGCCTCCCGCGCCCATCGCCGCACGGCCGTTTACCGTGTCCTTGCCGATGACCGCGGCAGGCTCTACCAGTAAGAAAGGAGCACTATGCCGTTTCCCGGTCTCGGAACCGTTTTTTCCTGGCAGACGGCGGGGAACGATCCCGTTCCCGTCGGCCGCCTGTCCGCTGTCAGCTCTTTCACGTGCGGCAGTGATCTTATCGATATCACCACGCTCGGCGATACGGACGGCCGCCGCTACATGCACGGCCTCCGCGACTGCGGCGAGGTCACGCTCACCGGCTTTTCCGATCCTGCCGATGCGGGTCAGTCCGCCCTTTTCGCCGCCTGGCGTAACGGCACCTGCGGCACCGCTGCCGTCTGCTTCGCGGATGGGGATACCGCGTCCTTTCAGGCCATCGTCCGCTCCGTATCGGTCGGCGCGGCCACGGTGGACGGCGCCGTTGCCTTTGAAGCCGTTCTTCGCGTACAGGGAGGGGTGACGTTCGGTCAGTATGATCCGATGGCTTGAGATCGATGCTCTCCCCGTATCCCTGCGTTTCACCCTTCTGTCCGTTCTCCGCGCGCAGGACATCACGTCCCTGCCTGTCGAGGCGTGGTTCACCTCGGGCACGCAGGGCCTTCTCGCCCTGTTCTATGCCGCTCTCTGTACCGATCAGCCGCGTCTCACGCTTTCCCGCGCGGCCGATCTGCTTTCGGCCGCCCTCCGTCAGCATCCGGCGCTCATCGATGTTCTGCTCCGTTTGTTCTGTGACAGCGGCTTCGATGCTTCTCCCGTTACATGGATATCCGTCAGCCGTCTCCTTGCCGCGGCCGCGAGGCTCGGCTTTACGGATGCGGAGGCCCTTCTCCGCACCGATCCCGCCCGTATCGCTCTCCTGCTCCCGCCCGCCGGTACCAAAGCTTCGGATGAAGCGTCCATGAAGCGGCTCTTCCGTTCCATGGCGGAAAGGAAACCGTGAGTACGCTTGAGACCCTTACCGTCCGTTTTGAGGCGGATGCCGATGCCTTCTTTCAGTCGGCCGACGCACTTGAAAAACGCCTTGCCGCCATCAAAAGCGCCTCTCCCGTCCGCCTGCCCCTTGATCTGGAAACACGCCTTACCGTTGCCGCGGACGGCGCGATCTCGGCGGCGCTTTCCGGCGCGGGGGATACGCTCGCGCAGGCTGTCCGCGATCATGAGGTCTCCTTTCAGTCCGCTCTGTCGGATGACCGGCGGCAATTGGCCGCTGCCCTGGAGTCTGCCGTCAGCCGTTCCGTATCGAACATCTCCGTCACCATCCCCGTGACCGTCAGCGGCAGCACCGTCACCACGGCCGCCGTCCGTTCCCTGCGGGAGAGGATGCTTTCGCAGGGTCACTATTAAGGAGCCAACATGCCCGTTCTTACCGTCGGTACCGTTCCCATGCCCGCCCCCGCCTCGCTCACCGTGTCCTATGAGGAGCCCCTGCTCACCGTCCGCCGTACGCTTGACGGCACGGCGCACTGCGGCGGCGCGGGGCTCAAACGCGTCATCTCCTGCGTATGGTCGTATCTCACGCCCGCGGCCATCCGCCTTCTGTTTGAAGCGACCGCCTCCGCGGCCTTTCCGCTCACCTTTCCCGATCCCGCAACGGGCGGCACGCTTGCCGTCACCTGCTACTGTTCTTCCCGTCAGGCCGGTCTTTTTAAAGGCGGCGAGGTTCCCGTATTCACCGATGTCCGCCTGACCTTCCGGGAGGTGTGATCATGTCCCTTCATCTCCGTCTCATCCTGTCCACGGGCATTGAGACCGATATCCCCGAAAGCGCGGTATCCGCCCTTACGCTCGAAGAAGGTGTCTACGGCGGCGATATGCTCATCGGCAGCGCCGTATCCGCGCACTGGACGGCCGTGCTCTGCGGCGTTTCGCTGCCCCGCGTCCTGCGCGGCGCACTCTGCCTTGTGTACCGGGAGGGCACCGTCATCGGCCGCTTCATTATCACCGCTGTCCGTCATATCGATCAGGGGGCCGCCTGCGAGATAGACGGCTATGACGAGATGGCTGTCCGCATGAACGCTGTTTTCAGCGATACTGCCTCCTACCCCCGTACGCTTTCATCCCTGCTTGCGGATGCCGCCGCCTCCTGCGGCCTTGAGACGGATACCGTCCCTCCATGCAATGCGGATACCGTCCTTGCCAAAAAGCCGGCGTGGGGTAAAAGCACCTGCCGTCAGGTCATTGCCTTCATCGCCTCCGCCATGGGCGCCTATGCCCGCATCACGCCTGAAGGAAAGCTCTCGCTCGTCTCCGCTCTGCCCCAAAGCGTCCCCTTCGGCCTTACGCCGGATGCCGTCACTTCCCTGTCCTGTGAGCCGGACGGCTTTACCCTTGCCGCCGTACGCCTCCTGCCCTATAACGATGAGAATGCCTCTCCCGTCACGGCCTGTGATGATGCCGCTCTCACGCTTGATGCCTCCAACACCCTTACCCTGGCGGATAATCCGCTCTTCATCTCCGCTCAGGCCTCGACCCGCCTCATGGCCCTCAATCTGCTTGCCGCCCTCAAGGGCCTGTCGGTCTGTCCCTTTGAAGCCGGGGTGCTCACGGCTGATCTCCCTGTTGCTGCTCCCGTCCTGCTGCCGGAAGGACGGCGCAGCATGATATTTTCCCGCAGGACCGATTTCGGCCCCCTGCCCGTCAGCACCGTGGCCTGCGCCCTTGATGTGTCGGGCATCTCGCTTCCGCGTATCCTCACCTCCGCCTGTACGCTGTCCGCAGCCGCCTTCAGTGACGGCATCATCACCGCCCGCACCATCGCGGCAGGCGCCGTTGATACCGAAAAGCTATCTGCCCGCGCAGTCACCGCGGATAAGCTTGCCGCGGGCGCCGTTACGGCGCAGTCCATCGCCGCCGAGGGCATCTCGGCCGATGTCATCCGTTCGGGTACGCTGGATACCGATCGCCTCATTGTCGCCGGCAGCGAGTTCTCCATCGTCAAGGCCATCAATCAGCTGGCTTCGCAGATCGCCGAGGAGTATCAGGACGATACCAATGTCCTCAATGGCTCCGCCATCAAGGCGCACAGCATCACGGCCTCAAAGCTGGAGAGCGGCATCGGCGGCACGCTCGACCTTTCGGCCAACGCCGCTATGCTGCTCCTGGCGGGTAAGCTGGACGGCACAAACAGCCACCTTGAACTGACCCGTGATGCCGTCAGCATCAGCGGCGGCCGTGTCAGCATCTTCGGCGAGGGCGCACTCACGCTCACCACGGCATCGGACAGTTCCGCTACCATCAACGGCGGAGCCATCTGGCACGCCCGCAACCTCGTCGTATCCACAGCGCAGCCCCCCTTTCCGCGGGACGGCACCGTGTGGATCCGTCCCGATATGACGGAGCTGATGACGGGCACATGGCAGGCGCCCGCCCTTACCGAACGCCCCAACCGCTACACCGCCTATATCCGCCTCTCGGGCACCGCCCTCACGGGAGATGTCCCGCCCGATGCCGTCTTTACCTACAGCGTCAATCTGCCCGTGTTCAATTACGGCCCGGGTGATCACGCCGCCGTTGCCGTTTATCTTTTGCCCGATGAGGATACGCCGCTTGAAAACGGCATCGCCTTCGGCAGCCGCGTCATTCCCGGGGAAGGCTCCAAATGGTACAATGCTTCTTCCTCCTCCGCGGTCTGGCTCGGCGATCGTTCCTCCCTTGTCCTTGCGGTCCATACCGATGACAGGTCGCTCACCCGCGTCAACAGCGGCAATGCCTTTTCTCTCGTCTGCAGCTCCACAGGCGGCGGTGTCTCGCCAGGATGGAAAAACTGCACCGTTTCGTATTACCATGCCGATACCGTTTCCTCTTCGGCGCTCGATGCCCTTCGCCTCGATGCCGCCGTACTCCGCTAAGGAGGATCCATGTCCTACACCAAACACAACTTTCAGTCCGGCGATGTCCTCTATGCCGCGCAGCTCAACGACATCGAGGATCAGCTCTTTTCCAACACCGATGCCCTCGCCCTCAAGCAGGATACGCTCACCGTGGAGGACAGGCTCGCACTCGTCCGCGAGGCCCTTCCCGCGTTGTGGACCGAGGCAGGGGATATCACCCTTGCCGAAGCCGCTTCCTCCATCCGCATTCCCGTCCCGGCCGATGCCCTTGCCATTGAGATCGAGTTCAGCCTGATCCGCACGGGCAGCGCAAGCACGTATCTCTGGTTCTCGCCCACCCGTGACGGCACCGCCGTCATCAATACCAGCAATCACCGCTGCTACATGCGTCTTGGCCCCTTCACACAGCCCTATGTCTACGGCCGCGTCCGCATCGATCCCGGGCAGTTGTTCATGTCCGCCTCCGCGTGGTGGGGCAGCTCGTCCACGGCCCCGGCGGAGATCATGTCCTTTTACAGCTTTCAGGCGTGGGGCAACGCCGCCTCGCTTTCCGACCGCGTCAACGGCATGCTCGCCATCACCATCACGGACGGCTTTCAGCCCGGCAGCCGCTGCCGCCTGCGTTATATCCGCTGATGAAGCAGCTCACGGTCTACCGCCGCTTGTTCACTTCATCGGATTGCTACCGCAGGGCTGTTCTGCAAACGCCCACGGGCATTCAGGTACATTCCACCGGCTGCAATAATCCGTATCTCCGCCGTTATGTTCAGCCCGATGACGGACGTCTGGGCATAAACCGTTACGGCAACAGTCATCACCGCCCCGGCATTACCGTCTGTGCCTCCGCCTATATCGGCCGCCTTGCGGACGGCACCGTTGCCGTGTATCAGGCCCTGCCGTGGAATTATCGCTGCTGGCTTTCGGGCAGCGGCGCCAAGGGCAATGCCAACCGCCTCGGCTTTATCGGCTTTGAGATCTGCGAGGACGATCATTCGTCCCGTTCTTATTTCCTTGAGGCCCTTGATGCCGCTGCCGTTCTCACCGCGCACCTGTGTCTTGAATACGCCATCGATGTTTCCCGTGTCCTTGATCACCGTGAGCTGCATGCCCGCGGCCTTGCCTCCGATCACGGCGATATCCTGTCC